TAGACTTAATAGAGTTTTTCATTAAGACTATTATAATTAGTATTATTAATAATACGCCTGCAAATTCATTCATATTTCTTTCTTTTCGGATGTTAAAAATTCATATAAATCTCCATTAAAGCAGTCTGGATTTTCTGAAATCCAAAAGGCTGCTTCCTGTATTAAAATAAAAGCTTTCAAGTGATTATAATCAACCTTATTTTCCAATTTAAATTCTGCAAAAGTTTTACCGTCTAAAAATTTCCAATTGGTATTGTGAGAAAGATTAATATGCACAGTATCCGTGTCCATCATTGCAGCTATGACTGAACTAAAAGCTGCTTTAAATTCTTCAAATAATTTTTGTTTTTGTTTTTGTTGTGTTTTATCTGTCGTCTTCTTTCCTTTCTTGCCTGTGGTATTTTCTTCTATAAAGTTCATTAAGTCGGATAACCGGTATTTGACCAGCCGCCCTACTTTCACTATCGGTAAGTTGTAACGTTTGTTACAAGCCCATACGGCCAAAGTACCTTCTGTCGTTCCTAAAAGTTCTGCTGCTTCCTTCCGGGTCAGCAGCTTGTTACTATTTTCTGTTTTCATTTTACTTTCCTTTCCTTTCCTTTCAATTCTGATAGATGTAGTCAATATTATTAATTTTAAGTACATTTGTTTATAGATGTACTCGATAGATGGCTATATTATAATTCCTCAGGATATAATTTTTGTTCAATTAATCTTAAGGTATCCCATTCATGTATATCCACCATGGAAAAAGGGGTTTTAGCTTCTTCTTTCATTTTCTTTAATACAGTGGAGAAAAATAATTCACAACATTCGCCATAATAGTACGGTAAAGAAGGAGTTTCTTTATACACCCTCATGAAATGAGGAGATTTAACATCTATAACTATTAAAACAGACGTTGTTTCACTATTAAAATAGTCGGGTTCTACTTTGCTTAATGTATATTTATAAAATAGGGCTTGAATGTCATATCTATATTTATATATCTCACCCCCAAATTTATTAATATTAGAAGTAGTTTTGATATCAATAATCATATTCTTTTTAATAGCATCCGGACGGACTTGTACATCCACACCATGCATAGATGTACGGGCACTTAGCTGGGTTCTACTATTCTGTATAAAGGGAAAAGCTTCGGAAGATTTAAAGACATTTTCCATATTTCGGAGTCTCTCCCACTCTTGATCTGTAAGAATTATTTTACTCTTATTAGATTCCTGAAATTCTGAAAAGTCTTCACGTCCTTGAATTGTTCTTTTATTAAAGTTTGGGCTAACTACGACTCTCTTGTCCCATAACTCTGGTTCTAACATTAAGGTATCAAAAGCATTTCCAAAATTCATAGAAGCGGTAGGAATTATTTTTATATTATTAATTTTATTATATTTCCATTCAGGGGTATTGGTAAGGAATTTTCTTATATCTGTAGAGCTCCATGCAGGATTAGCATGATATAACTCTATATCCTCTTCTATTAAATTAGGAAATATATTAGGGGAAGCTTCCTTCCCCTTTTTATTGATTATTATTTCTGACATAAAGAATCTACTTTTTCATCGATGTCCATCAATCTGACTATCTTCAACAATTCTTCACATCTTAAAGTATATAATTGTTCAAGACCGAGTCCATCAATTTGACTATCTTCAACAATTCTTTACATCTTAAAGTATATAATTGTTCAAGACCGATAGAATTACAGGCCAATAATGATTTTTTTGTTAAAGAATCAATTGTTTCATGAACAGTATCCATACCCCAAAAAGGGAAATCTCTTTCTAAAGATGCTTGATCGCCAGGGATAACATAAGTAATTTTGGGGTCTACCTCATAAAGTTTTAAATTAAGTTCCCACTTAAATCTATCAAGCATAATAGATTCATTTAAACCAATAATATTGGCAAGCTTGGGATTTATTGTAATTGGGGTATTAGTATAATTATTCATTTTATTCTCCTTTTATAATTAATTCTTTGGTTGTAGTAAGGTTATCCTCTTCATTTTGAAGAGGTGTTGCTGTATCTTGCTCTTCCTGTGGGTCCAAACCAGATACATCCAAATTATCCTCAGAATACTCTTCAATATATGAAGTATCTTGATACCCAGTTTCTGCTTGTTCATCGTAATTTACAGCCAACGCCATCTCAGTAGAGATAGGGAGGTGGTTAAATAAGCGCCTAATGGGTGTTTTTCTAGCCATAGAATCATAGTATTTGTTCCATGGGTGATTAGGGCTGCGAGCCCAGTCATTCCCCTTAGGAGTCTCTGATTGAGCAAAACTGTCGTCACGTGCTTGGTTTATTTTACTTAATGGAAGATATTCAAATATCTTTGTATTGTTAGGTAAGGTTGCAATAGCATAAGCTCCAATGAATGCCCCTTCCTCCTCTGTCGATACTTCATGAACTAAGACGGGATTTAAACCTTGATGACATTGGAAAATATCATTTTTATAAACAGCACGTGCTGTAATTACAATACCTTGTCTATAGGCTAGGACGATATAGCCCTTGTATCCTATTGACGCAACACATTCATAGTTATTGCTTGATCTATTAAACTTAGCTTGGAAATAAACATGATCAAAACTATTCCCCGGCTCCAAACCCATTTTTGCACATTTTTTAAAAGCACTCACAATAGAAAGGGGAGTACATTTTATTAATTTAGGTTGTCTTACAAGTTCTGAAACCCCCAAATTTATTATACGCTCTGCAGTAAGCACTTTTCGCAAATATATTGGAATTACCTCATTAAGATCACCTATAATATTAGGCGTCTTTATCTTAGATTTTAAGATTTTAGCAGCCGCAGAGTTCATACTCATAACATTTCCTTTCTACATTTCTCTATAATTTAGGTATTCTTCAATTAAAGGAATATCTAAATATTCAATTAATTCATTTTCAAAATCTTTTTTAAAAACTGTTTTTATTACCTCGCATAAGGTCTTAAAATTAAAACTACCTATTGATCCAGTCACGTAAGATTCTCTTTTGGAGACTAACGCCCCATCTGGGTCAGTAAATGTAATAGATCCATAGCCATTCAATGGAAGTAGTTCAGAATTAATGTCCACTTCAGCCTCAATATGAAGGGATATTTCTACATCTTGGTTAACCCATTCAAACCCTTGAAAATTAAAATTCTTAGGATTTTTAGGATCTTGATAAAATACTTCTTCATAGGAAGTGTGGTAAAAACCTGGTTTGTGCATATAAGTCATAGTGAGCCTCCTTTTTTATCTTCTATAATTTATATTACAATTTTATATAAAAAAAATATAGTTTAAATTTCAATAAATTTATAATTCATGGAACATATTATATGGATAATACAAAAACAGTGTGTTAACCTAATTTTTGAATTAAAGTTGCTGGGGGGCAGATGAGTATATTCAAGAAATGTAGCCGAAACAATCCATACACCTTAATCAATAAAACCCTTTTAAATGATAACCGATTAACCTTACAAGCCAAGGGATTGTTAAGCTATCTCCTGTCTTTACCAGACGATTGGAACATAAAAATTAAAGAAGTAATAGGTCATTCAAAGAATGGAAGGGATGCCCATTATGAAACTCTTAAAGAACTTATAAAATATAAGTATATTTACCGAAAATTAATAAAGAATTCTCGAGGTGTTTCTATTCGTACGGAATATCTTGTGTTTGACGAACCTACCGCAGAACAAGAAGCAAATATAATTTTCCAAAAACTTTGGCCGGATGAGGTAACTAATACGGAAAATAAAGGAAAATCCCCAGTAGATAAGGCTGAAAGGTCTTTAGAAGAAAAGTTTCATACTCTTTCCCCACCAACAGAAACTGAATTAAAGTATGTATATGAATTAAGAATTATCTACAAAAAAGAAGGGGAAAAACTGTTCAAATTATGGAAACTCAATAATTATAAATATGATGAAAAATCTGCCATATTTGAGAAATCTTATAATAAATGGAAAGCAAAGTTTAGAAAACATAGCTCATTACATATGAAAAACCCACTTCCTGGAAAACCGGATCCGGAAAACCAGTAAGTATACTAAATAATATATATACTAATTAATTAATATAATGTGTAGCGCAGGAATTATTTTGAGAAAGTTACATACTTTTCAACTTCCTTTATTTACAAAAAAGATATATATAAATATATAGGAAAGGATAAAAAAATGATTAATAACAACAAAATAAATTTAGATACAATACAAGATATTCTACAAAAAAAGGGGTAGGGAGAAGAAGGATGAGTGAGAAAAGAACATACGAAGAGTGGCTAGAGCTTGTTAAGTATTGGTCTTGTACCCTTCAAGAGGTCCCTAAGAAGTTCATAACTCAAGAAATGTGCAACAAGACTGTTGAGGATTGGGGTCGTAACCTTCAATATATTCCGGAGAGGTTCAAGACTCAGGAGCTGTGCGATAAGGCTGTTAGGAATATAAAGAGAAATATTAAACATGTACCAGAAAAGTTCATCAATCAGGCAATGTTCGATACGGATGTTGCAGATTGGGGTTTTAGTCTTGAGGACGTCCCAGAGAAGTTCAAGAGGGGAAAAAGATAAATTTTAAACTTTATCTTCAAAGAAGATATAGATATATTTATACAGAAATAATACAAGAGGATAAAAAAAATGAGTTATAACAACGAAATAAATTTAGATACAATACAAGATATTCTACAAAAAATAACAAAGGAAGATACCTTCTCATCCCAAGTATCAAGACTAAAATATGAACTGCAACTTCTTGAGCAACTTGATACTTGGTGCGAGTATGCTGTTAAGCATAATGGATTTCTTATTGGCGATATCCCAGAGAAGTTCATAACTCAGGAAATGTGCGATAAGGCTGTTGAGTATGACGCAGATACCTTTGAAGATATCCCAGAGAAGTTCATAACTCAGGAAATGTGCGATAAGGCTGTTAGGAATATAAAGAGAAATATTAAACATGTACCAGAAAAGTTCATCAATCAGGCAATGTTCGATACGGATGTTGCAGATTGGGGTGGGTATATTAAATATGTCCCAGAGAAGTTTAAAACACAGGAAATGTGCGATTATGCTGTTGAGTATTGGGGTAGGAATATTAAATACGTCCCAGAGAAGTTCAAGACTCAGGCAATGTTCGATAAGGGGGGCTTTACAAAAAAGATGACTGAAAAGAATACTGATCTCCTTGATATAGTAAGCACTATATCTTCTGTATCCGACTGGGAAGAAATTGATGATACAACTTTAGCCTCTATTAGAGATTACTTCCTTTCTTTACAAAGTTTCCAGCCTTCTCCTAACTATAAGGCCGCAATTGAGAAATATCCTCAGTTGATGTACTTTTGTTATAACCTAGATAAATGCACTAGTTCACTCCAATATAATATTGATGCCCTGAAGTTTTTTAATAAAAAAATGAAAGATGAGGTTATTGATATCATCATAAACAACCCTATTGAAATATTATTCCAGTTACCTACTAAGGACTCAACAGCCGATGATTTTCTGCTTATATTATTCAAATCTATAAGAAAAGAATTCTTAGAAAATAATAGGCTTAATCCATCTTCCGAACTTGAAGTAACATATGAAATAAGGAAGAAGGATGAGTAAGGAAAGAACATACGAACAGTGGCTTGATCTTGTTAGAAGCAATAGCGATGAAGACGCCTTTCAATATGTCCCGGAACATCTTAAGACTCAAGAAATGTGCGATATCGCTGTTAAGAAACATCCGCGCAACTTTGAATACGTCCCAGAGAAGTTCATAACTCAGGAAATGTGCGATAGCATTGTTGAGGATGAAGCGGATGCCATTAAATACGTCCCTGAGAAGTTTAAAACACAGGAAACAAAAGGAAGAAATATGATGGACAAAATGGATAAAAAAGAAAAAAAATTATATAAAGAAGATGCAAAGAAGAAGTTTCCAGAATTGTTATTTCAAAACAAGGGAACTATATTCGAAACTTGTAATCAATTAGGTATATCAACGTCTAGTTTCTATGTTTGGTGTAATCAAGACCCTGAATTTAAAAAGAAGTGTAAAGAAGCCCAATACCGTTTAGTTAATAAGGCAGAACTTATGCTATGGGAACAAATGATGAATGGGGATACTAAAGCCATTATACACTTCCTACGTTGTAAAGGCAGAAGAATGGGCTATGACCCATCCTATGATAGTCAATATAACGATGTAGAAAAGGATTTCTAGAAAGATGAGTAAGGAAAGAACATACGAACACTCTCTAGCCACTCTTCATATGTTCTTTCTTTATTCATTAAGGATTCATTCCTACTCGATTGACAGTATAGGCAACCCATTTCTGGGTTGTTAAAAGAAACATATTCTATATCAACTTTTTTTCCGCATTTACAACAGTCAACTAATATCATTTCCTTTCCTTCCGCAGCATAGATGACCATTCTTCTTTTAATGTTTTCGTTCGAGCGGAAATTTCATTTTCATGATCATCAATCCCGGTAATTCGGCCAATTAATTTTGTAAGATCATTAATAGCGTCCTCATCCTTATTTTTAATTAAATAATAAATATGCATTAATTCTGGTAGCCCGTGGCCATCCCAATAATAATCACCGATACTTTTTGGGATTGTTTCTTTTATGTAGTTTTCAATTTCTTTTATGTTGTCTTTGTCCATCATCCTTCTTCTTTCCTTGTTTATGCACCTCTATAGCTCTTCCACGAGAAGATAGAAAGATTGTCATCTTTCTAATATGGCCCTCTGGAACAGCTTGCAAGTGATCTGCAAGTCCCCCTACATGCCAGTTATCTTGATAGTTACCAGCCTCTGGACACATATCTTGGATGAACTTATAAAAGCTCGTTCTTTCCTTACTCATTCTTCTTCTTTCTTTGGTTTTTGGTGGAAGGGGTAAGATTTGAACTTACGAACCCGAAGGAACAGGTTTACAGCCTGCGTGCTTTAACCACTTGCATACCCTTCCTAATTTATTATCAACCTTTAAATAGATCTTCAAACACGTGACGGCCTCTTTGTGGATCCGTACCTAATATTTCTGCCTTAAGCCAAAATTTTTCATCTTCTGTAAGGATTGATATAATTTCTTTTATATATTTGGTCGATTTATCTTCAGCAATATACATATCAGAGACACTCGGACCTTCTCTAGAAAGAGTTATAATCCCCATTTTAGTAGCACGACAAACACGCCATGTCTTTACTGCCTCTTTCAAAGATTCTGGATCTTTCAATATATCAGTTATTATAATTACTCTAGGTCTTATAGAAGGTGTTCTTGTCGGTTCTTCGACAGGAGTTCTTACAAAACATTGTGTGCATACTCGTCTAATAACTGAGAATATTCCCCTATTCTCAACCGCATCTGCCGCATAACAGTTATTAGTAATCGTTAACAACAGACCTATGTATAATATCTTTTTCATTTTATTCTCCTTTTCCTTATAAATTCTTAAACCAAGATCTTATGAATACAAATATTAGTTTCCATCTGTACTTCTGTGGGACATGTTCAAGGTTAGTAGACCAATTCTTAACAGCCATAGTACACAGTTCCTGAGTTTTGAACTTCTCTGGGACGTATGCAAAGTTGCCACCCCAATACTTAACAGCATAATCACACATTTCTTGAGTTTTGAACTTCTCTGGGACGTATTGAAGGTTATTACCCCAGCCCTCTACAGCCATAGTGCATAGTTCTTGTGTTATTAACCTATCTGGAACATCTTCAAGATCAAACCACTGTTCGTATGTTCTTTCCTTACTCATTTCCTTTTCCTTTTCCATATAATTACAATATAGTATAATAATTTTAATTTAAATAGTAGAAAAAATTATGTTTTACTATTAAAAAAAAGTTGACAAAGGTTTGTTTTCCGGGATATATTGATTTTAGTAACTAGCTTCCTGTTCATTCTACTCCCTAGTAAGAACAAGTTGGTTATGCCTCCCTGTTAGACTGAAGGGGCTAGAAATGGCCCCTTTTTTTTATGGTTGAAATAATATCTATTAAATAGTAAGAATATATAGTAGTTGTTATTTGTTATACATACTTGAGGCACATACTTTATTATTGTTTTAACGATATTTTTTTCCTTTCCTTGTGTGTGCCTCTATTTTCTCAACTAGTTTAATGGTCTTTAATACATTCCCATACATCTTTAATGAATTTCTTAAAGCTAAATCCCTCTTCTTTTTTAATAAAAGGGCTAGAAACCGCAAGAGGATATGACGTGTATTTACGACAATTTTTGCATTTCCAACGTTTCTTATTGCCTATACGTCCAGACCTAACAATATTCGGGCTGGAACATCTATCACATCTATATGTTATTTTTTCTATATTTTCGTTAGAGTTCATCTCTTGATTGCTTCTCTAGTTCAATAGCTTTTTGGATTTCCATGTCCAGCTGTTTTTGTAGAAAATAATTAGAAGGTTTACTAAAATATTCAGCCAGACGTAGGCCGCATACAGGGGATAATCTACGTTGACCGTGTAAAAGTTGATGTAAAGTTGTGTATTTCATATTAAGTTTCTTACAAATAAACTTGCGACGTAGGCCACATTTGTCTACATACTCATCTTTAATATAAAATCCGATATGGATATTGGATTCACTCATAATTTATTACTCTTTAAATTTATTATTTTAAAATTCCTAAAATAGGCTATATTTATAAAAAAGTATAAATTAAATCATACAAAATATAAAGTAAACTTTCATGAAATATTATGACTTTAAGAAAAAAATTTTAGAAAAAACTAATCCAATTATTATTGAAGATGATTCATTCATTGAAAACATCAAAGATTATTCCCCTCCAAAGGGACTAATTCATAATATGATTGGTGTGTTACCAGTTAATCGTGCGAAAATAATAGAAAGAGAAAGACTTGGCGGTAACGGTATTGTCGTTGATACTATTCCTGAAAAGTGCGGTAAATTATTCATCGTGCAATATATAGAAGTTCCTTTCGTATGGAGCGAAAGTCTTCCATTAAATGAATCTAAAGATATAAGCTGGTATAAAAATAGCCCCCATTACCATTTCATGAACGAAAGTTTAGAACCAGATGGAATAGTTTATATTCAAGATTATTTAATAGAAAGAATCATCACCAGAATTAATTCGATTGATTAGATGCAAGATAAAGTTAATGAGGTTATTGAGCAGTTATTAGATAAAGCAACTCGGGGAGATTTACCGTCTGCTAAGTTAGCGCTTGATTACTATACTGCCCATGGAAAAGAAAGAACTACATATAACTTACCACAATGCCAAACGTCATCTGATGTCGTCAAAGCATATGGATCTATTGTTCAAATGCTGAGTGACGGTAAGTTGAACATAGACGAAGCTCATAAGATGGGATCTTTGTTAAACATGCAGGTAAGGGCTATAGAAGTACATGAACAAGAAGAAGAAATTCTAAAATTAAATGAACGGCTTCTGAAATAATGGGAAAAATAAGAAATTCCTTACGCAAAATCCATCAAAGTGTTGATCACACTTCTTATATTATTACCCCCCAGGTACAAGCTAAGTTAGATATATACAGAACAAGCTTTTATAAGTTCATCCAAGATATGTGGTCAGATGTTCCAGGAGCTGGTAACTATCAAGATAACTGGCATGTAGGGGGACTTGCAGATCACTTGCAAGCTGTTTCAGAGGGCCATATTAGAAAGATTGTCATCAATCTACCTCCTCGTTGTTCTAAAACAGTTATTAGTAATATATTATGGCCAGCGTGGGTTTGGCTATTCTGGCCTAAAAAGAAATTCATCTTTACTAGTTATGATGAAACAAACGCTTTTCAATCTTCTTTTATCTTTAGCTTATTTATTAAAAGCGATGCTTATAAATCTTTATATCCTTCCTTAGACCTACTTTCTATTAGTAAGAGCAGCATTTTTAATGCAGAGGGTGGCGAAAGACGAGCTTGCTCATCATTCGGTGCTATTACGGGTAAAGGGGCGGATGTCGTTGTGCAAGACGATCCTAATAACATTAAGAACGTTCATTTCGCAACCGCACGGCAGCAAGTAACAGATACTTATAGAAAAGTTATGCCAACACGTGTTGAAAATCCAACAACAGCTGCCTTTGTTACTATTCAACAGAGAACACATGAGCAAGACCTAAGTGCTTACATCCTCGCAAATGAAAAAGATCAAGTTGTTCATTTATGCATGCCGATGGAATATGAAGAAAATAGAAGATGTAAAACAGTTCCTATTCTGCAGCCATCTAGAAATATATATAAACCTACTCTTTGGGAGGACCCACGCAAAGAAGAAGGAGAATTATTATGGAAAGATCGCTGGACGGCTGAAGAAGTTCTAAGATTAAAGGCAGCCTGGGGGAATGACCCCTATATCATCGCTGGACAGCTCCAGCAACGCCCTACACCTGAAGGGGGTGGGATATGCAAAAGAGAGTGGTTCCAGACGTATGAGGGCGAAAATCTGCCTGTATTTGATTTTATCATTCAAGGATGGGATACCGCTCTTACATCTAAGCCTACATCTTGTTACTCCGCTTGTGTAACGCTAGGAGTTTATAGAGATGAAACAATAAGTAATGAAGATAACCAAATGAAAGTTATGTTGTTATCTGTATGGCGAGGACGGGTAGAATTCCCTGAGTTAAGGAATAGGGCCCGGCGTTTGTACTTTAACTTCTATGATATATTAAAATTCCCTCGTAAAGATTTGGAAAGAATGTCCCCAGATCTTGTATTGATTGAAGCCGCACAAAATGGCCTTTCTTTATTACAAGAACTCAAAAAAGCCCAAGTACCTGTTCTTCCCTTCAACCCTGCTAAATATGGCATAGGAAGTGGGGGAAATGCTAAGGTAAGAAGATTCAGAACTATTTCCCATTTGATTGAAAGTGGGCTAATATATATACCTAAGAAATATTTTAAATTATTTGGAAATGAATTCTTACACTTGATTAGTTTATTCCCTAATAATGAAAGCAATGATATTGTAGACGCATTCACCCAATGTTTGTTTTATATAAATTCCCGTGAAATGATTCACAATGTTAACGATAAACCTCTGTTTAACGAAGACCATATTATATCGCCAACAATGCAACGATTTTATTAAAGGTACTACTAAATGTCTTATGATCCATTTGACCCTTCTTACAATGCTCCGCAGCCGGAAGAAATGCAGACACAAGAGTATTTACCGGCCACAATTTCTGATGTGCAGAATATGGGGTCTGAATTAGAAGAAGAATCATTTGAACCAATTAGAGAAATAGATCTATCTTTTAATAGAAATCTTATTGAAAATCTTCATTCAGATGTTCTACGAAGAATGGAAAATGATCTTATTCCTAAGATTGAAGCAGATTTCAAAGTAGTAATAGAAGCAAATGAAGTACAGGCCAAAAAATTAGAATTACTTGGTTTAAAACCTGAGAAATTAGATGAGCCTTTTTCAGGCGCTTTTGGTGGATATGACAGTACTCTTCTTAACTCAGCCCTTCTTATATATTCAAAGATAATTTCACACCTTTTCCCATCTACTGGAATAGCTCATTCCCAGTTATTAGATGATGCAGAAGAAGAATTAGAAGAAGTAGGAGCAGCTCTTGCTGCCTATTATAACTATGCCTTGTTAGAATTAGACCCAACCTTTATCCCTGAAATAAAACAAGCCATTCTATGGTGTATCTTAACTGGTGTAATTGATACCGTTACTGAAGTTGATCTAGTATCTGGACGTCCTTATACTAAATTCATTAAACCAGATAGAATTGCTTTGGATGGGGAAACTTGTACTATTTATGGGGCAAGCCGTATAACTGTAAAAACAGTTCTGACCGAAAAAGAAGTGGAAATAAGGAGGGATGCCGGCGAATTCTCTGGAATGCAACTTATTGCTAATTCTGATAAGGATAATGATGAACCGTATCTTGTTCGTGCCCAAGAAATCAATAATATCGAAGCATCTATTTCATCTGACGAAAAGAAATTATATTCTTTCTGGCAGGTTCAAACGGATCTAAGCCCTATATCTGTAGGAGATAAAGAAAGTAGTACTGATGATGATGAAGAAATGCTTCCTTATCGGGTTGCCATTCATATCGAAAGTAGAAAGATAGTTGGGATATATAGAGACTGGGAAAAAGATGTATTCCCATATTCAAGGATACATAGATATTCTGAATTCGTTTATGGAACTGCTATTGAAAAAAGAGGCTGGGGACTATTAGAATTAGCAGGAAACAATGCAGAAATTGCTAAAGCTTCCTTACGCCAGATAATAAACTCCAATACTATGAGTACCTTCGGAGCTGGATTCTATTCCCAAGGGGAGATTAACAATAGTGATAACAGCATCACTTACCAACCAGGCGCTATTACCCCTTTAAATACACGTATGGGGAATATACAAGATGTTGTTAAGATGATGCAATTCCCAGCTCCATCACCAACTACGATGGAAATGTTGAGTCTTGCACAGTCTAAAATTGAAGCCACAGCTGCTATTTCTTCTTCTTTTTCTGAACCTTTGGCACCCAATACTGCAGTTGCTCCTTACTTGGAACAAGCAGAGCAAGCAGGGGTTCTTCAGTCTTATATCTTGGGTAATATCTATAAAGGCCTTCAAAATATCTTTGATATTATGCAACGTATATATTCAACTTATTTTCCAGAAGCACCTCAAGAATTCATGTGGTCGGGTAAGTTATATACTATTTCACGTCAAGATTTCCAGAAAGCCATTAAAGTTATTCCTATTGCGGACCCAAGCTTTACAAACAAACTTCAAAAAAGAATTGTAGCCGATACTATTTTGAAATATGCCCAACAGGCACCCGATCTGCATAACATGTATGACGTGCTATACCATGTCTATGAAACTCTAGATCTGACACCTGAAGAAATTAATAACATCATGCCTAAACAAGAGGAGACGCAACCTCTAGATCCTGTGACAGAAAATGCCTCTATGATGACAGGTGGAGCAGCAAGCGCAGGTGTTTGGCAAGATCATCAAGCACATATAGTAACGCATACGACCTTGCTCCAAGATCCTTCTATTGACCCTTCTGTAGCTCAAATCATTCAAGCGCATGTAGCAGAGCATACGGCCCTTATGTATATGGTTCAAATGCAACAGAAACTAGGCTTTGAAATGCCAGAAGATCCACAACAATTAGATGGTCAACAACAGAACCAACTTGCTGTGGCCGCCGCGACAGCCTCACAAGAATTGTTACAAGAAATGCAGCAACAAATGGCTGCAGCTCAACCACCAGAACAAGCAGAAAACGAACAAGCCATGAAGCTGATGCAAATGGATATTGAGTCTAAAAACTCACAGGCGCAGTTGAAAATTGAGATGGAAGGGTTAAAACTTCAACACAAAACACAATTAGATCAGTTTAATAATGCGGTTACATTAATGGAGCATAGGCAACAAGCATCTATTGATAATAATAAAGAAGAATTAGAAGTTTATAAGGCTCAATTAAATTATATTATTAAGATGCATGAAATTGAATCCAAAACAGGACTTGAACCTTTACCGGTTCCACCTGAACCAGAAGTTCATCCTGTAGATAGCTCTTTTGAACCAGAAATACCTCCTGTAGATCCAACTATGAATATGCCGGAAGAGATGCCTTCTATTCCTTCAGAAGAACCAATGGAGCAACCTCCTATGACTGAAGAAGAATATTATAATAACCCTATGAATAATACAGAGATTATAGAACAGGTACCGAATAATGGTCTTGTAGACCCCCAAGAATAGGACTAATATATATATAAGAATTACCGGACTAACCTTAATTAGCTAATTAATATAACGGAGCCTTTTATGAAAAATACTCGTGGCAAGATTGCCGCCCCTGAATCTATGTATAATTGTACTAAAAGTTTTGGCGAATTGGTCAAAGAAACTGCCCATCTTAATCCTGTACGTATCCTTCTTGGCGAAACCAAGCAAACTAATGGATCTCGTGGAGCTTTTTATGGAACTGATTCTGCATCAACTCGTTGCAAAAGAGCAGTCGGTGGAGAAATCCCTGGTGGAAAATCAACACCTATTGATGTATCAAAAATTTCAGCAGGAAAACTAGACACTGCGGATCAAAAGAACCGTATGAAGATGATGTTGGGTAAAGATTCTAAGTAACCTTAGAAAAAAATAAGGGAAGAGTTTTATACCTCTTCCCCTTTTTTTATCCAATCAGCGTTTTAGCCTCTTGTAACCCCAGTTCTTTGACGATCAAAGTTAATTGAATGAGTCCCAGATTGACTTGTCCAGTTATCAATTGCTTTTGCAGATGTTTTAGAAGTTTGGTACTGCCCCCTAATCTTTTTATCCATCTCTTTCGGGCGGAAACAGAATAATTGTCCCCCTACATCATAATAGTTAAACTCTTTTTCTCTGTTACGTGTTCCACGTAATCCTTGAGTAAACCTCATTAAAGTTGGCATTCCACTAATATCTTTAGGTTTATATCCTTCACGAATAGCGGCATGCTCTCTTTCAGAGTTAGGTTCTCCACGTACAGAAACAGGAACGAAAGCATAGGCTTCATCTTCCCGCAATAGTTTCGGGTCAACATATAGCATCCCTTGGTGAAGATAGGCGGCGCTGTCTTCTTCATGTACATCACGTTCTTCAAAGGCTCTTCCATCGTCTGCCCTAGATCTAGAGACACCACTCTCTAGATCCATAATTTCTTCTAATTCTGCTGCTATTTTAGATTGATTGTCTGATTTTTTCATTATCTAATTTCTTCCATAATTTTCATATTTTGACCTGCAAGCTTAGCTTTTACTTTTCTAATATTTTTTAGGTTTCTTATTCGCTCATTCTTATCTTTCCCACTAACACCACCGTTAGCCGCCCATTCTCTATCAGCTTGATTTAAATAAACACTATTTGTGGGTGCGTTATCTCTTCGTACAGGAAGACCTGCAGGACGTGTCCCAAACCCTCTAGTTGAATTATTTTTTGAACCGCCCGCAAAACCTAATTGGTTTTTGATCTCTTGTTCTACTAAATTCATATGGTCCCGACTGCCTATTAGATTATGATTTCCGTTTATTTCATATCCTAATTCAATTTTGTTGTAGGCTTCTTCTGCGATAGGCATCAAGTTTGACTTAAAACGAGGATTACTTGGGTTTAAATAAGGATTTCTTTCTAAGAATTCTCTAAACTCAGGAGTTGCAGGTGGAAGCGTTTCTTGCGGCGGCGGCATTTGATATGATGCAGGGGCTGGAGCTTGGGTTGCATATGAAGAATCTGGATAATAAGCTTGATCAGGTACAATATATTTCTCTTTATTCAATGTCATATCTGCTTGATATGATGCTAAAGTTCCCATTTCCTTATAATATCTGGCTTGTGCTCTAGAATCACCAGAGTCGATAGCTTCTTCTATTAGGTTTTCAGTCTGAGAAATCTTATTATTAATCTCATTCAAAGTATGGTCATAACTAGATACTTTGTTTTTATTAATTTCTTCTTTCAGATATGCATTTTCTAATGACAATTGATGCGCAGCATTTTCATACTGTGCTCTTTGCATTTGAGCTTGCTCCCATATTTCTCTTTCAGCTTCTCTTTCTCTTTTTCCTTTTCTAGGAACAGTATCAAAATCTTGTTCTTCTTGTTCTTCTGAAGTATTCGTTGAAGAAATTCCCTCTTCTTTAATGGTATCAAGAGCGTCGTAGATAGCTCCATTAGTACTTTCTTCGCTACCACTTCCTTCTACTACTCCATTGCCATAGGGGGCACTGATATCATAAGGATCGAAAGAACTTGAATCATTTCCCCCAATTCCTGATGTCGTATTATCAGAAGTTTTTTTGTCACTAGCTGACTTTAGGATATCGTCAACACTCATTTCAAATGCTAAATCTTGAGTTTCATCTATATTTGCAGACATATTATTACCTTATATTTTCCAGGAATGAACTTGTTCCGGTTCTTTAATAATTAGATCAATCTTATCATCATCTACAAGTCCAAAGAATCCAACATCTCGACCTTCTTCATCTTTCACAGTGTGTAATTGACGTTCATAACATCTAAAAGATACCCAGTCCCCAATTGCAACTCTTCCACCATTTGGGAATCGACTATGTGCACCGCCTAAGAAAGCTTCATCACCCATATCCAATACCAAACCCTTATGTTGAAGGACAAGTTCGCTTTCTATTCTTTCTTGTGCTTGAAACTCAGACCCTGTATATCCTTTTACAAGGATTTTATAACCAAGAGGACGTCCGACATCCTCCCCTAATTCTTTAATGATATTTGCTGTTATTTCTTCTTCTGTCCATTTGCGATGGTTTTTATAAACCCATTCTGGTTTCTTACCAGTTCTGGAAAATCCATGTACGGATAATTCAACAATTGGATCAAATTCACCTTTTTCTATTTTCTTGTCATGAAATTTACTTAAATCACTCATTTTTATGTGTCCTTTTCTAGAAAAATTCTTCTGGTTGTTCCTCATCTTTTTTAAAGATTAGCGGAAATTTTGTTTTAATTAATGTGATAGTTGAATCGAGAGACATTATATAACCTTGCCATAATCTTATATCATCCCATTTGGAAGAAGGGTGCATACTCTCAATATATTTATTCATCTTTAACGTTTCTAATTCTTCTACTATTTTTTCTATTTTATATGGATCAATATTATTCATTTTATAAATTTATATTATTTAATTCCTTAATACAACTACTGCTATTAACCCCCTCTATTTTTGGTCGACCAAAAATAGAAAGAGGGGTGGCTATGTTCTCCTAAAAAGGAGTTGTCTAAAGGGGGGTGACAAATTGTCATCCCCCTTTCTATGGTATTTTTAACTTTAGATAGTTTAGATACTTTAGGTGGTGTCTAAGTTTGAATTTAACTTTTCGTAAACGTTAAAAAACTTCTCGTGGTGACTTAATCAAAACCCTTTACAACCCATATATTCTTTCATATACTTAAATAGCGTTAATTATGTAAATCGTTCACCGTGATAATTAGTAAACCGTATCAAACAAATTATATATTCTAAGCAGATGTAAAGCATTTCTTTACAACTGATTAGTGAATAAAAACCCCTATTCTTTGAATAAATCGTAAAAACGTTTCATAGATATTTTTTTAATATTATTAATATAGCTATTGGAGGATGAAATGGCTTTTACATATGCACCTAGTGGGCTAGTGCCAGTTGGTACCGTAGCTTCAGCGGATTATAATTCCGCATTAACAAAATTCTTCATTGAAGACGGATATGCCGTTGACATTGGTACTAACGACCCAGTGGGACAAAATGGGGGCGGCATAAAAATTGCAGTTGCAGGAGCAGCTTCAGTTGGATCATTCCAAGGTGTTAAATATTTAGGCACAGATGGTATGGCAAAAGAGCAGCCTAATTGGGTTGGTGGAACAAACGTTCGAGCAATGCCGGAAACGCATGGCATAGCTTTAGCAGTCGCAAGTGTTATTAGTGATCCAAATGTTGTCTATTCAATTCAATGTGATAGTGCCGCAGGTTTGACCTTTCCGGACCTTATGAATAATGCAAACTTTGTTATTGGTGCTCCTGATGCAAGTGGACGATCCACAACTGCGTTAGACCTTTCTACCTCAGCTTCCACCGCTACATTAAATCTTAAAATTGCAGATCTGGATAACAAACCTGGGAATAATTTCGGTACCGCATATAACTATGCATTAGTAACAATGAATAACCACTGGCGTCGTGCCGGTGTAGTTGGCGTATAAGGAAAATAAATCATGGCATCACCAACCACAAGAGCGCAGATTAAAAATCTTTTAGATGACACATTATGCGATATCATTCTTAACTTAGAAACTAAGCCCCGTGAATGGACATCAGTATATGATGTGTATGAAACACAAAAAGCTTTTGAGTATATTGAAGAAATGCGTACTTTAGATAAAGCGCAACTTAAAAAAGAAGGCGAAAGTACTAAATTAACAGATACTGGATCCGTTCGGACTATTACCTTCGAACCACGTACATATTCTGTAGCTTTCAGCATGACAGAAGAAGCAATCGATGATAACCGCTATCAACGAGACTTCCCACAAGCCGCGCGTATGATGTCCAATTCAATTGGTATCGTCGAAGACTTTGAAGGTGCAGAAATCTTCAATAACGGTTGGGATCCTAGTTTCCCTGGACCAGATGGCGACGCTTTGTTTTCTACGGAACATGCTGTTGATTCTTCAACCTATTCCAATAGTCTATCAATCCATTCAGGTTTGAATGAAACATCTGTTGCAGATGCTTCTATTTTGGCCCAGAGCTTTGTAAACGCTCGTGGACTATTGATGGCAACTAACGTTGAATTATTGTGTGTGAGTCGTTTCAACCAGTATGTGGCAGAAAAAGTAACTGAATCAAAATATGCTCCATTTACAGCCAACAATGACGTGAACACTGCTAATGGCATGACTTCTAAGGCCTATAAAGTGTTGAACTACTTTAACTTTCCAAATGGATTCTTCTATAAGACGGATCTTGATGGTGCATTAAGGTATTTCCTACGTAAAAATACAGTTTATCGTTATAACCCATCTGATCTAAACGGATCTGTTACTTTGATGGCATCTAAACGTTTTACATTCGGTGCAGCTGATGCCCGTGGTGTAGTAGGTTCACAAGGTAACTAGGAGTATATTGACATGCCTATTAAAAAAGAAAACGGAACCTATGTAGGGAATTTTGGTAGTGCTTTTTCTGACGGCGTACGGATGGGTGAATTATCCCATCCAGTCCTCACAAATGGGCGTATTGGATTGGCTCTAGAGTGTAGAGTACCTTATCTTATTACTCCTCTTGCAGCAGTAGCAGATAATATTTTTGCAAATTCTGAAGTTGTAGATAATGGTTTTCTTGATTTACGAACAGACGGTGACAATGTTCAAACAATTAGATCTGAAATTTTCAATTCGGTTGCGATTGAGTTGGATACGGCGAGAATTATTACATTTAGAGCAACGTCAACAACTAGTTCGGATGTGACTTTTACAGTTCATGGTATAGATATATCTGGAGAAAAAATAGTTCATAGTGTTGTTCTTCCATTGGGAGATAATAACATATCAACTCTAGTTTCTCTTAAATACATAACCGCTATTCATTCAAATGGTACCTCAGGTGGTACAATTGAAATTGGAACAAATGATGGAGTTGGGCTTCCTTTCTTCGTGGATAGCTATGCTGGGTTAGGTCTTCCTATGTGGAATGATAGTTATGATATTTATATCACGGTAGCTGATGCGGCTTTGCCCCAAACTATAAACGCCAGACTTAAAATTAATTTTCTTGAAGCATCTAGCGAACCTGCAACTATTACGAGTTCCGATAGACGTGGAATTTATTATCTTCCAACCCCCTCTGATGGTGTAAAAGTTCTTCATTTATCCTTATCATGTAGATTTTTTGGCGGTAACATTAATACAGTATTCCAACCTCCTATTCTTAATACCGGTACAACCCCTTGGTCGTATATAAATAATGAAATTAATGATGCTGCAGTATTTGGACACCCTAACTACGATACTGGTTGGGTTGGCTGGCAAGGATAAAAAGGTAATTAGAAAATGCGTCCATTTATAATAAATTGGCTTGCGCCGGACACTACATTGATTGCTGAAACCCAATCTGGTGGTGCTGGAAATCTTACCATAAGAAACAAACAGACAGAAATATTTGATTTCCAGTATCGTCCTATTACTTTAACGTGTGCCGTTCTTAGCAGTGGTGCTAATTTTACTATTACGGGCAGATCAGTAAATGGAACTAAAATTAGTGAAACTATAGCTGGTCCAGATTTAGGAACAGTTTCTACTACTAACTATTTTAAAGATATTATTTCTGTAACATCTGATAATTCATTTCCTGATGTTTCAGTAGGAATAGGACCTGGGGGAGTCAGTGATTTACTTTCCCAACAACTCATTCAAATTGGAAGTGCCCCCTATACTGTAGGTGCGGTAGTTACAGGAACAATTGAATATACAGTCAGTTCCACATTGCAGCCTTATTATACAATTCTTAAAGGCCCTCAATCACTCTTAATGAATAATTATGATAATTTAACATTTGATCCATTAAATGCTGATTGGACGGATGCAAATATTTCTCAACAAGAAAGCTTCTATAATTATCCTTCAACGGCGATTCAGTTAACAGCCACTAATGATCCAGCTAATACAGGAAGCTTACAATTAACTTACTTAAGCGGAGGATTTTAAAATGATTCAGGATGGTGGCAGAAGATATAAAGATTTTTGGAAAAAAAGGTTTCAAAAAGCATCATCGCAAGGTGTATCCCCAAGTTATAGAAGTTTTGTTGAAAATAAGAACCAGATAGCTCCAGCGCAAAAGCTAAAGTCAGGTGGTTGTGTTAAGAAACGTACGTCTGGTCTTCCTCCTAGGATGGCACGGAAAGATATGTGATGACTACATCAGGCACTTATAATTTTGGCAATATAAATATAAGTACGATTATTGAAGAAGCCTGGGAAAGAGTCGGTCTAACAGCAAACCTAGTTTCAGGTGAAAAAAAAGATACCGCCTTACGCTCATTAAATTTCATGCTGTCTGAATGGTCAGTTAAAAATTATAATGTGTTTAATCTTAATGAATACGCCTTACAGTTAACTGCTGGACAGCCTATATACGAACTTCCACCCTCTCTTCTATCTTTTCAAACAGTAAGCTTGAATACACCTACACGTTTATTGAGTGGTGTAGGATCAAGTAGTGCTGGGGGCGTGGCTAGTAATGCATTCAATACTGATATTACCAATTCATGTACGCAAACATCTCAAAATGGCAATATTTCATATGATTATGGGTCGGATAGAACAGCTTGGAAAACCATCCGAATGGTTGGTATTATGTCTGCTGTTACACGCACCTATGATTTAGTGGTTGAAAGTTCTCTAGACGGCATAAGCTGGTCAGAAGTTCAAACAATTCCAGCTCAATCTTATCCTCAGCAATATACAAAATGGGTAATGTTGAAATTGCCGGTTATGGCTCGGCAATGGCGTATTAGAGAAACAGGCGACGCAACACTAGATATAGCAGAACTTTATTTTAGCGTTCCATCGAATAATAGCTTAATACTTTCGGAAGAATCAGAATCTGGATACCAAGAACAAGCTGGGAAAAATACTTCTACTACACCTAATCAATATGTTTTTAGAAGGGGAATTGTTCAATCAGTTCTTTTGTGGCCAATACCTCAGCAAGAGCAAGTCTTACTTTATAGTGGTTATAGTAAATTCCAAGATACAGATGACTTAATATTAAATATTGATGCACCCCAGAGATTTTACGAAGCAATAGTATCTGAACTAGCTTTTCGTCTAGCTATTAAAAACCCAGAAATAGATCTGAATAGAATTACTTTATTAGAAAAACTATATCAACAATCGTTCTTGTTTGCTTCGAAAGAGGACAAGAATAAAGTACCTATTCAACAAAATATTAATATGCCATCACAATTACAGTGGCATAGATAGCATAAGGAAGTATTAAATGTTTGGAATGCGTTCATATACTAAAAGAAACTTCAATAATTGGAAATCTGGAGACAATTGGGCATTGTGCGATAGGTCTGGGTTCATTGTTGAGTATAAAGATCTGGTTAAAGAAATGCAATATTCTGGTCCAAATCTGGTATGGACAGGAAGCATGGTGCATAAAGATTTTGTTGATACTCCCAATAAGTTACCCTATGTAAAAATAGTCGGTCCAGAAATGAAGCCCCTTAAAAATGCTCGACCTATCCCCTATTTTCCACAACCTACTTACCGAGATGAGGACTAAGGAATGAATACGGAAAGAAATAAAGTCATTACTGGAACCCAAGTAAATAATCTTGCAAACGATACGCTCGCTATCAATTTAGAAGAAACAGTAGGGGACGGGATATATATTAGGAAACTAAGATTTATTGGAACATCTGCTTTTATTCAAATTAATCAGGCAGATGTGGGAAGTGCTAATCCAGAAACAATTTTTATGCAATCCCAGAATAATCCTAGATTAACAGGGGCTCAAGATATTCTAGATACATCAGTTTGGCTAACTAAGGGATATTTAGATATTCTTACAAACCAAGCGACAGGAGTCACATGGAGTTTATACATTGAATATGATATATACCCGTCTGGATATTTAACAAGTATTACAACGTCAGCTGTTGGGAATGTAGCAACTTCACCAGAAGTAGTATTAAGTGGAGCAACATCACCAAAGATTATAAAAACGTTGATTGCGGCACCTACAAATGCAACGACTGTCATAAATAATGTGGTTTTTTCTATTAGAGAGATTGCCACCCCTGCAAATACTTCTTCAATTCATAATGCATCCAATCTGGACGGTGAAAGTTATAATTTTATAGATTTCCAGGATACTGATTATCTCACAGATGGGTATGAATTAGTCTTAAGTGGTGATTCGGGTGATATAGATTACTTTATTACCTATGCTAATATACCAGAGGGGTTATAATGGCATTTGCTCTTACTTATGATAATTTGCTGGATCTAATACCTGTATGGGTGAATAAACAAGACGACGTCTTGTTAGAAGCTAATCTTCCTACGTTAATTATGTTGGCACAACAAACTTTGTCCTTAGATGTAAAGACAAAGGGTGCCATAGAATATATTACTAATCCTCCTACAGAACCTCTTATTGCTGGACAATATGTTATTCAAAAACCTGCACGTTGGAAAGGAACAGATTCCTTTGAAATCGGTGCTGGATCTGATGGAAATAAAAGCAAGACACTGAAACTTAGAACTTATGAAAATTTAAAACAAGATCACCCGAATACTACAGTACAAGGTGAGCCAGATAAATATGCAGATTATGGGTACAGTCATTGGATAATTGGACCAACCTCAGATGCAACGTATAATTATAGAATAGGTATTATAGTCCAATTACCTTTATTAGATGAAACCAACCAAACCAACTGGTCCACGATTTATATACCCCAACTTTTAATATATGGTATCTTAAGATACGTATATGAATTCACGGGAAACACACAACAATTACAAGTATACGACGCCAAATATGCTGAGGAATTACAGAAAATATTGGCTGAAAATACCCTTCGAATCACAGATGGATACTTAACAGCAGGATTAGTATAATGGCTTTTATAGATGTTTTTGGAAACTCAATTGTTCAGACGGCTGAAAGTACGTATACACCAGTTACCCTTTCAACAGCCGTAACACAATTAACATGGCCTGCATTAGGTCAAAACAGTGAATTTGTTTTGTCACGCCAAATGGATGTTACGTCGGAAGATGCGGCTTATATATTGAAAATGCCGGATGCATCTGTTGCACCTCCTGGCGAATCTCTTTTCATTAAAAACGTTTCTTCTTTTGATTTTGTATTACAAGATTATGATGGAAATGAGATGATTGCAGCAATCACACCAGGTCTTTCCTTTTTAATTTATTTAACAGATAATTCTACATCTGCTGGTACCTGGGGAAATATTCAGAACGGTGCGGGTACTTCAAGTGCTGATGCTTCTATTTTATCTGGGTTGGGTCTTACACCCCTTTTAGGGAAACTTAATATTAATTATCCTACGGAAGAAATAACAACTTTCCATGATGGCGTCGCGGCAGATAGAGGTAAGTTCTTTATATATACCGGTGGAACGTCAACTTTCACTTTACCCATAACTGATATTCCAAACGGTTTTAAGCTTTCAATTAACAACCAATCTATAATTGGAGGCCAATTGAATATGACTGTTGAGGGAGGCGGAACAGTTGATAATATTACAAACTTTGCTTTAAGCCCTCAAGAATCAGTAAGTTTTGTGAAATATGGAACGGATTATAAGACTTTAGGGTTAGGGAAAGAAACAGTTTTTACGGTTCAAGTTAATGACAAAGAGGTATCGCCAGGCGGAACATTTGACATGTTAGATAGCGAAGCAGAAAGATTGATACAGAAATATTCTGGTGCATTAACAAGCGATGTAATTATTGATATGCCAGACAATGCTAATACTTGGCAGGTGTTTAATGGAACAACTGGATCATATACGTTAACAGTTAAAACCCCATCTTCAGCAGGTATAGAAATTGAACAAAATGTATGGAAATTAGTGACCTATGATGGGACTGATACCATAGAAGTTCCTACACTAATTGATACTTCTGCTATTCATTTGGCAGATGGAACAATATCTAACCCATCTCTTAATTATGAGAATGAAACAGATTTCGGGTGGTACAGATCTAGTTCAAGTAGGCAAGAACTAGTTAAAAATGGTGTATCGTATGTCGAATTAGGGATTAATGGTATAGGCTCAACAGACGGCACCGCAGCTGAGCCAAGTATATTTTTTATGAATGCGACTGATGTAGGATTAAGTATAAAAGATAATAGAGATCTGGTTGTAAGTACTGGTGGGGTTGAAACCTTCAAGGTTGGGGCATATCATGCAAATGTTACGGGAGGATTAGAATTAAATGAAGGAGCTACCCAAGCTCCCATACTATATGTTGAAGGTATCCCATATACTAGTATTCTCAAACTTTTCAGTTCAGCTCTATAATGCCTATTTTACCCCTTAGATCAGAAGCAGGCGTTATCAGGGATGGAACTCTCCTAAGCTCTGGAAAATTCACAGATGCAGTATGGACTAGGTTTTATCAAGGAAAACCATTGAAGATGGGTGGATTCAAATTAATCCAACATGGAGATGATAGAAGAATTGTTAATTTATATGTTGTCCCCCAAGAAGACCGATTCGATCTTTATTTAGGACGCCCTGACACTTTAAGTTTTGTTAACTATGATAATAGTTTATTACCATCCGTAGAAATAAACCGTACGCCAGCTGGTTTTACAGTTGATGATAATAATTCATGGACATTTTCACAACTTACGTCAATTAATGACGTATCAGTTACCAATTTATTGGCACATTCTGCGCCTAATAACGGCGATCTTGCTTCTACTACAACTCGTCCTGTCTATTATGGGAACGTGGATCTTCAAACTCCTTTAACAGATACTGGGATAGAAGTATCTGGTGGCGTAGTCGTTTTAGGTGATCAAGCTATGGCCTATGGGAATAATGGGGTTATTATCCCATCTAAGCCCGGAGATCCTACCAACTGGAAAACAGAAAATATTGTTGGTGGGACAAAAATAGTCATGGGGTATCCTATACGAAGTGGGGGAACACCAGCTGGATTATTTTGGAGTTTAGATGGACTGTATCGGACAGTTTATTCACCCGGTTCAGGTGCTTTCTTATCAGAAAGTCTTAAAAGAGGTTCTTCAATCTTATCGCCAAAGAGTGTCGTAGAAACTGATAATCTTATATTCTGGATTGGTCCTGACAATTTCTATGTTTATAACGGAACGGTTCAAGCAGTTCCTAATGAAGATAATAAACAATGGTTTTTCAATAACCTTAACTTAAATAATCAAGAAAAAGTGTGGGGCATGCATTTACCTCAATACTTCGAAGTTGTTTGGTTTTTCCCTAAAGGTGATAGTGAATTCCCTAATCATGCAATTGTATATAATTACCTTAAAAAATCTTGGTACGACACACCCTGGGCCCGAACAGCTGGGACTATTTCACATTTATTACCTTACCCTTTAATGAGTGATTCTAATTTAGAAAAAGAACCCTCTGGCATAGATAGATATGGGGTTTGGGCACATGAATTTGGAACATCAAAAACAGCGCATGGTCGTGAAATAGCCATTCCGTCCTCCGTGCAATATGGTCTTCTTTCTCCTCAAATGCTTTCTAATGAAAAAGATTTCGCTATTTCTATTAAAACTATTTTGCATGATAGGGTTCAAACAGGGAAAATGAGTTTTCAAATAGAAGCCAGAGCTTATCCTAATATGCCTGGAATAGTTTATGGTCCTTTTGAATTAAATGAAGAAACCGTAAAGAGTGACTTAAGGGTTCAAGGTAATTATTTATTAATTAAATTTATGTCTAATGATAAAGATGGGACATATGAAATGGGAACCCCCTTACTTGAAATTCATGAAGGGGATGAAAGACCAACCCCTATATCAGTATTATGATTCTTACTTCTCCTGAAAATATGGATTTAGAAAACTGGATTGGAGCAATAACAGTAGATTTACTGCCTGTTGTCGTTCCAGTTTATACTACTACCTGGCAAGACTGGGTGGATGACTTAGATAACACTTCCCCAATTCCTTTTATTCCAAGTCCCTCTTCTATTCTTTATAAAGAAGATGAATGGAGAAAATGGGCCTATGACTTTATTAGTAATTTAGTAGCTTGGGATATATAACCTTGTTTATTTGACTCTTAAAGTTAAATTTACAAGGATTAGTATTCCACAAGGGAATAAACGAATTCCCCTAAAGGTGAAAAAAATAGTAAAACAATAGTGTTTTGGCCCTTTTTTACACTCTGACAGAACTTTTCTTATTTCAATATCTAGTAGGTAGTATATAATTATCTACAGCAGCCCCTCCTTCCAATTAAAGAAAGTAAAAAAATGCAGCATGATATTGAATATGTTCACATGAACCCCTCTGAAGTAGAAGAGTTATCCCATTATTTAGGTGCCCCTGAAATGTTACCTGGTGCTTCTAAATCTGTCTTGTTTAAAGACGCAAGTTTCTTTGATCGTCCAGATGTAATTGAATCATTGTATGAACGCGGAAATGCCATTAAAAAAAGTCATTTTTATAGCCAATTAAGTTCAGCTCTAGACCAAGATGCAGCAAAAGGTAGATATGGAGATACATTAAGTGTCGGTCTTCCTAAAAGAGCAGTAGATAGAATTGCCTATTCTTTTGGTGGGAGAGTAACAAAAAACGAAGAAACTGGTAGACGAGAATTCTTCCTAGGAGCTCTTTTAGGAGGCCTAGGAAAAGCAATTCTTCCCGGAATTGGTGGAGCATTAGGCAACCTTGTAGGTGGCGGAATTGACAGCATTGGAAATGCCATTGGTGGACTTTTTGGCGGACATAGAAGACCCGCAGCTGCTCCAGCACCTGCTCCAGCGGCAGCAGCTCCAGCAGCTCCAGCCCGTCCATCTTATGCACCCGCTCCAGGAATGGGTGGCGGAAGCCCCTCACCTTCTTGGGGTAATCCTATGGGAATGGCTTCCCAATTTATGAGTCCTAGCCAAAATCGTCCTTGGCAGCAAGCTATGCCTGCGGCTTTTGGAACAGGTGCATCTACGGCAGGCATGAATTACATGGATGGTATGCCTATGCATCAAGCTTTAGCAAGTGGTGCACAATCTGCCGCACAAAACTGGGGTGGTGGATTTGGAAGAACGGCAGCCCACGGCTTCGGTCAAATGGCTAATGGGGCAACCCCTTACCAAGCTGCATGGAGTACTGCAGATAATATGGCGTCACGTTTCCCACAAAATCCATTTAGTAGGATGTATGGAAGTGTTCGTGACATGTATGGCCCACAGGGCGGCGGTATGTCCAGTGCAGGTGGCCGACATGGAATGGGATCAATGCCATCCTACCAATAACTAAGTAAAGGATCTGAGATGCCTCCAAATAATGTTGATATTAATGAACTATTGAATATGGGTTCTTCTAATTCTCTTCCAAATGAAGAAATGGAAGTAGAAGAGGAAACCCCTATTCCTGTCCATATGGCAATTGAAGAAGCCTCAATGTTGGATGTTATCCAAGGTACTCCTGAGGGGTATTTTGATGATAAATTGCAACTTAGATCCTATAAACCCTTATCAGATAAACTAGAAGATCCAGAATTTAGGAATATTGTTCTTAATGTTTTTAAAGGTATGGATGAGAAAGATGATAGTCGTACCAATAAAGTATTGTCAGAATTATCTAAATTCGGTACAGAAGCCATCTCAGATAAAACATTTATTCCAGCTCCTGGAGATAGTAACCCAGAAATTGAGCTGTTGGCTGCTCAAGGAAGAAAAGGGGACTCTCTAATAGTTCTTATGCCTATGGAGTTACTTCAATTTCTAAGTGAAGTAAGCAACCATATGTCTACGAATGAAATAACGGGATTACCTCAACTATTTAAATTCTGGAAAGCAATTGGGGCATTAGCCGGGGCAGCTTTGGGTATTGGGTTAGCGCCAGCAACGGGTGGTGCTAGTTTGGCATTAGCAGGTGCTTTAGGTGGGGCAGCCGGTGGAGCAGCTGGTTCTTATTTTGGAGACAAAGATAAACCAGGAGATGTTTGGAAAGCCGCTGGTTTAGGTGGTTTAGCTGGTGGTGCTGGTGGATATGGGTATCATGCTTTGGGGTTAGGATCTTCAGCAGCGCCTGCCGTTATAGGTGGATTAGGTGCAGGAACTGGGGTTGGTTTAGGTGCCGGATTATCTGGAACTGGCTTAGGTGCAGGAGCCGGAGCGGGATTAGGCGCAGGAACTGGTGCCGGTTTAGGAGCAGGAGCATCTGGGGCCAGTTCTATTGCCAGTACTTTATCTAGTGTAGCGCCCTATTTAGTAGCTGCATCCGTTCCTTCTATGTTAATGGGTGCCAATGCCGAAAAACAAGCCCGTAAAGATTATATGCAAGAACAGAAAGAAGCCAGAGAACGAGCATGGGAAGAAAGCGGATTAGGTGAACCCCTTCGTGTTACTGGCGGTTCTCCAAGACGATATATACCAGATAATAGACCGTCTCATCTTTTTGACAGCAGAGAACATTCATATTTTCAGAATTTTTCTAAAGGGGGTCATGTAAGAAATATTGGCGTTGCTAAAAAAAGTAGATATTTAACAGGTAGTGAAGACGGCCAGAAAGATAATATCTATACGAAAGCTACACCGGGAAACTATATAATGGATGCAACAAGTGTTGGCCATCTTGGAAATGGTAACTCGTTGGCAGGTAAAAATGAATTAGATAGTATTATTAAGCAAATAACACCATTAGGTAAGAAATATGCCAAAGAAGAAAGAAAAGAAAAAGGCCTTTTGAAACCCGTTCCTGTTGCGTACAGTGCTAGCGAATATGAGATAGTTCGTCCTGATGTTCTTGCCATTGGTAAGGGAGACCATAAAATAGGGGTGGAGAAACTAGAATTGTTAAGAGATAAAATCCATCGTTTGAAAAAATCTAACCGTAATGCGACGGTGTCGAGATCTCTTATTTCAAACACCTTAAATTAAAGGAAATTCACTATGCCTCCAAAGAGTTCAGCCGCAGCTGCTAGTGCATCTAGCGCACCTTCAGAAGCTAATCTAATTTCAAGTGAAGATATAAAAAGAATATTTGGTGGCAAAACTATCCCGCAATTAGCTTCTCTTTTTGGGACTTCCCCAGCAAATTTCCAGCATTTAATTTCTCTTATTGCTTATAATCCTTATTTAAGATCACAGGCAGATGTTAAGTTCCTGAAAACCACTATGGATCTTCCTGAACCAGTAAGGCATAAGTTTTTTAGTAGAAATTATGAAAACGCACAACAGGAACTTGCAAAGGCAGAAGCAGCTAGTATGTTTGATTCTGATTCTGAGTCTGATTCAGGTCATGGTTCTGATTCTGAGTCTGATTCAGGTTATGGTTCTGATGAAGAGCTAGAAGCCCGTAATGCTCTTCTGTTAAAAGAAGTCGAAGACGAGGTTTCAAGAGATGAAAGGACGGAAGAATCTGCTGCATTATCGCAAGCTGCATCAAGAATAGATGAAGCAAGGAAAGCGCTTGCCGGTAGTTCTAGTGCTCGGTCAAGAGATTCCGCCGCTATGCCCGCAACCTCACCAAGAGGAAACGCAGGCGGCTTATATCAATCTCGTCCTCTTCCACGTCCCCGGAGTGGGGGGGCCCCTTTACAGACAGCAGCAGTTTCAGGTGCTGGGGCTGGCCCTGCAGCCGACGCCAGAGCTAGGCCAAGATCTCGTCCTATTAATATGGGTCAACGAGGGGCACCACAAGGACCGGGAGGTCCCACTGGACCGGGAGGTCCGTCTGATCCTAGGTTTACACCTGGGACGATGCCATCAATGGCAGATGCTGGAACGCAAACTGCTGATCCATATCCTTCTGATGCAGGGGCATCTTATGCTGAACCTATGGGCACACCAGTTCAGGGACATAGTCCTATTGATTTACTGAATAATCTACATGGGCAAATGAGGTCTTACCAAATATCCCCTATGAATATCCAGGAGTATTTGGAAAATCAAACGTTAAGCAATTCTTCTCCTACTGACAGTATTGCTAAGATTCCTATTATTCAAAGTATTATAGCGAAAGCACGTTCCAATCCAGAAGTATGGGCAAGAATAACGCATGCAAGAATGGAAAAATATTTTCCTTCTAATACTCCAACTGAACCTAGTGGCCTGCGTACAGGCGAAGAAGCTGCATCAGCAGCGGGACCTGCAGCAGCAGCATCGGCAGCTGGTGGAGGGGGAAGTAAAGGCGGGTATATGTCGGCCGACCCAACAATAGGAACTGATCCAAAGAGAGCAAATTTTGAAAATGATGCCAAAAGATTAGTTCTAGAACAAGGATTTATGGAGGGAAGAGTTCCTTACCAAAAATATGAAGGGGAGCGAGTTGCTCCTTCAAATCCTATGCTTAAAGCGGTTCAGGGTAAAATGATTGCTGATATGACTGCGCCTGGGGCTCAAGAAGGTTTTGACGAAGCACGGGGATATCTAAGAGATGGGACAAATATGTCCTTATTAGACTCTATTAGACCTGTGATAGAAGAATCAAGCCAACCTACAATTGAGCATATAAATAGATACATGAACCCATATGAAGATAGGGTTTTACAGGACGCAAAAGAACAAACAACTGAATCATTTATACAAGATGAACTAGAACCTTTATTAGAAAAATATTCCCCAGGAATGGGACACTATACGGGCAAATTTAGAGACATGCGGAACCGTGCCTTTACAAGATTTGGAGAAAAGATAAAGGCCTTAGAATACCAAATGCGTAACAAAGGTTTCCAAGAATCATTATTAAATGCTAGAGCAGACCAAGAACGAGGATTGCACGGTGCAACATTAGCAGCTAGAGCCCGTGGGGAAGACGCATATAATAAAATGCGTGGATCGTACCAATTGGCTGATCTAATGGGAGCGCAAACACAACAAGAAGGATCTAAAACCGATAGATTAATGGGAGTTGCCCAAGAGCAGCAACGCATAGATCAATCCATGCTTGATGCAAGATTCCAAGATTTTGAGCGGCAAAGAAGATATGGCCCAGCCCAAACTGAAAGACTGGCTGCAATGCTTAACAAATTACCTGCACAAGGAGAGACGTTCACATCAATGCCAGTTGGAGCCGCGCCCCCTCCTGCAGCAAGTCCATGGACAACTGCCGGCGGCTTAGCATTAAATGCGGGTGCTATGCTTATGCCACGTGATAGAGATAGAAGAGCTGTCGGGGGAGAAGTAGGAAGTTCAACTTCTTCTTTAGAGCGCTTACAAGAAAATTTAAAAAGTCTTCAATCCTCACCGGCAAGCAGTACTTCAGATAGATTATGGGATTTCATAGGTGATATGGGAAGGGGCATATCAAAATATGGCGCCCAGAACGGATTAATGAACTCATTAGAACCTGCTGCAGGATACGCCCGTGATAAATATGAAGATAGATATGAAAAAGAAAATAAGTCTAGGCAAAAAGAAATTCTTGATAAAGTCAGCATTATGAATGTTCTTGATGGTATGGAACATAGAGAAACATCAGATATGCGTGCTAATGATCAAATAGACTTTAACAAACTCAAATGGGAACAAGAAAAAGAATATAAAGAGAAGCAACTAGAGTCTACTAATCAAGAAAAATTACGTAAGGCCCTAAAAGAGATTGAAGATAAAAGATTAAAATCTATCGAGAAGTTAGAAGAACGAGAATATAAGAAATCTGAGAAAGAAGAAGAAAGAGAACTAAAGAGACTTGAGAAAGAAGAAGAAAGAGCATTCAAAGAAAGCAGTACACCTTCTATTGAAGAAAAAGAAGTTAGAAAATTAACAGCTCAATCAGGTGTGAAAGAAACGAAGAAACAAGAAGCTCTTCCATCTATTCAAGAAGCCTTAGTAAATGCTTATAAAATACATCGTGAAACTAAAGGTAAATCAGGAGATTCATTCTTCCCTGTTTTTGGTAAGACACGAGAAGCACAAAACACGCTAAAATCTGCTTCAGACATTCTAGCTTATGAAATTGCTGAATCTAAGGGGATAAATAGTGAATCTGGTATTCGGGCTACACGCAATACACTGCCAAATGCGCTTTTGGAATATGATGTTAATGAAAGATTATTCAATAAACTGTTTAAAAAATATAAAATTGAGAAGGGCCAACTAGATAAGATGGCGTCGGGATCTTCAAAAACTACTAATCCAAATCCTACTCAACTTATGAGAGATCGGGACTACCTCCTGAAAAGTTTATCTATGAAAGCATCATACAATGGAATTTAATCGTCTTTCCCACGCTGAAATTGATCAATTATCTGATGAAGAAAAATTAGAATATTTGGAAAGCTTAGATGAACATCTATCACCCACACCACGGGTGGATGATACCCATTCAGAAGAAGAAGAAGAACCAGAACAAACAATCTTAAGAGACAGTCAGTCTAAAAAAAGAATGTTATTAAGATTAGCAAAAAACACTGCAACCGCAGTAGGATCAACCCCGGATTTGCCGGGAGCTTTAGTAAATATTCCTATTTCAGTTGCGTCTTCTCTAAGCGGGCACGAAATACCAACAGTACCACAGTTTGGCTTTGGGGAAAAATTAGGGAAATTAGTACAAGATTCAACTGATCTAAACTTAAATCCGCAAACTTTAGGAGAAGAAAGATCCGATGCAGTTCAACAGGCAATTGCACATCTTTTAAGTGGGGCAGGTGTTGCAAAAGGAGTTCTTGCGGCCACTAAGGCGGGTGTAAAGTATGGTCCCAAGATGCAAAAGTTCCTAAAATCCCAATCTTCCATAAGCGTTCCTGAAGTAGGTGGTGCGGCCGCTTCTGGATTAGCAGCACATGAAATGTCTAGGCATACGGATTCTCCGCTTGCTGTTCTTGCAGCAGGTATAGGGGGCGGATTAGCAGGAGGGTATAGCACTCAGAAGATATCTAGTGCTTTAAAAGCTTTGAAACACGGAGGTTTGCGAGCCAGTACAGTAGATTTATTAGGAGGGAAACCGGATATATCTGCCCTGCTTCAAGCAGAAAGGTCCGAACTACCTACTACTTTAGGGTCTACCGGCGTTTCTCCTACGTTGCAGATGACGGCGCAACGATATGCTCCCGATATAGAAGAAGCAACCCGATCAAATGCTTTAAAGAAGATACATGAACTTCTTAAAGCCCCAACACATGAAAATATGACAAAAAGCTCAGTATTAGGGGATATACTTGAAAAAGGGGCAGATAAGAAATACAAATATGTTAAAGGCAAAATTGATCCTTGGATTAAGAAACTAGAGAACTCTATCACAAAAAATCCAGAAGGAAATTTAATCGATGTATCTGATATTTTTAATAAATTTTCAGATGATGTTAAATTACAAAAAATTGATTTAGATTTACCAGATAAAACTAAGAAATTAATTGAAGGTCTTAAAAATAGTGGAGTAAGCCAAAAAGAAATAAATAAATATATTAAGAAAAATTTTGGATTAGAATCTACATCTGGAATAAAAACAAAAGATCTAGCTGCAATGCGGAATAATCCTGTAGGTAAGTATCTCTTAGAGTTAGATACCCTGGTATCCGAAACACCTGCGGCACAAGCCGCATATCTTAAGAACAAAGGTATTGAAGATCTTTCAGGACTATCTTCTGGTGCATTAGATAATAAATTAACTTTAGAAAATTTCCGTAAATTTCAACAAAGGGTAGGAAGTGACAAAGATGTGGCTAATAAAGCCATAGGAGATGCTGCTTCTGGAAAGAAGAAGACCCTTTATGGTGAAATAAAGAAGTCCATGATAACTCACCTTGAAAATTTAGAAGATAAACAATTAGTAAAAGCAGGAACAAAAAAATCATGGGATAAATGGCATGAGACTTATTCTGAATTTGCTAAGAAAGATAAGTCTAAGCTTAATAAAATTAGAACAATGGTAGATGGACAATTAGAATCTTTGGTGGATTACGCCTTAAAAGGGGATGAATCAAAATCTTATGGCCTTCTGGATATGCTTGCACCACATGTTACATCTAATCAGAAAGAAGTATTATTAGGGGCTGTCATGAACAAACTTGGAAGAGTTGGCGAAACGGGCGGCAGTAATTATATAAATCCAGCAACTTGGATGAGGAATTATAGAGCTCTAAGAGCAGATTCAAAAGAAATATTACATAAATATGGCGGTAAGAACTTCAACGCTGACTTAGATGATTTACAAAAATTTATAACTAGAAATTCAGCCTTATTGGCTAAAGATAACCATTCTGGGACAGCTGCTTCAACATCAATATTACAAGTTCCACAGAAAATTGCTTCAAATCTCGTAAAAGGAAAACCAGTTAAAGCTGTTTCAGAAGCAGCTGGATCTGTATTCACAGCCTTATCCTCACGCAAATTCACTAAATTTGCCCACAGTCCTGAAACAATTGGGCAATTACAGAAATTAGTTAAAAAAGCATTTAATATAGAGACAAAACAACAAGCGAATGCCTTTATTAATCGTATTAAAGATTTAGATATCACAGATATGAATAAATTGAAGCAGGCGCATGCACAGATTAAGCTAGAAATGTTAAGAACCCCAGACAGGAAAGAATTTAGTAATAAATTTGGGAATGCTTTAAGATCAATGCTATTCGCAGAAAAATCTAAGAATAAAGATAAGAACGATTATTCAGTATGGGATGATATAGAAATACCTGTACTAAAAGATTAAGAATATTATATACGTTCGGGGTTTTAGGAATTAAGAAAAATGGTAAAAGATGTGCAGGGTAGAGCCATTATAGGGTCTGTCTACAATAATCAGTCTCCAGATCTAATTCTTCATTTAAGTATGCCTCCAAGCATTAATCAAGCCTATAGCAATACAAAGAATCCAAAAAATCCCCGTATTAAATCACAGAAATATAATAAATGGATTCAAGATGCCACCAAGGACCTTTGGTTGCAGAAAAGAGCCTTAGTAACAGGGCGTATAGCCGTTATTTATTCTTTCTATGTTCCGGATAGAAGAGTAAGAGACTGTGCAAATTATGAAAAGTGTCTAAGTGATTTTCTTGTGCAGAATAACATAATTGAAGATGATAAGAATATTCGTTCAAATACACAAGAATGGTTAGATAATGAACCAACTAACTCAGGTGTGATTGCGAAAATATTTAAATTATTTGAGAATTCCTAAAACCCCGAACGTATATAAAGTTTCTTAAACTCGCCGCGGCGATTCTCCTCATATTTTTACCCATAATCGCCAATTCTTCTATATAATAATAGAATAGATAAGTTAGGTGAGAACAATGAAAATTTATTTAAAATTATCCATCTTATGGTTAGTAATTATATCTAACCTTAGTGGGGAATTGAAAGCCGCTTCGGCGCCGTCAACATCAGAATCCCAATTTCTTGAATATGAAGAGGATCCTGAAATGGGTGGTCGACCTGTACGAAATATTCCAACCTTGTCAGAACGTAATATATCCAGATTAGGATTTTGTGAGTCATTCCAGAACGGTGCGCACTACCTTTTATCTGGATTAAACAATAGAACTTTTGGGGCCCTTGGTCTGACATCTATGATGGGGATACAAGATGCGGATGAGAATCCTAGCATTGTTGATACAATACCTTCTTTTACAAGATCTAGAAGAAATTCATCTAAACAGGTCTGTTCAAATAGTCTTATATCCTCAGTTGCAGCTGTGACAATTGTTGGTGGAACCATTTATTTCCTTCTTTCTGAAACAGAAGAACCAGGTATAGATGGACATGGGAGATTCTTACAAGATTCTTCAACTGTTACTTCTATAACTGCAATGGGCGTAGCCGGTGTCATGCTTGGAAACTTGGGGCAAGATATTTGGCGCTGGTTGGCAGGGATATTAACACGACGAAATGCACCAAGAGAATTGTGTGAACATGTATCACTATGGTGTAAAGCTTGTTATAGCGGAGTTAATCACACATACAAAGAAATAACACCTGTCGAGTTACCGCATAATATATATACAAAAACTATCGACGCATTAGGAAATATATCTAGCTTAGCTGAAACTTCATCCCCCCATAAATATATGCCCAGTATGGAAGTAACTAGTGGTGGAAAAGAATTAATATTCTACTTCCATAGACCTGTTATTTCGACTGATGATATTGGATCTTCTTCTGGCACATTATCTAGAATTATAAAAGTAGAAAGATATGAAAGGCCTATGATTAATATAGCAGGAAATATTAATCATTTTTTTGGAAGAAAGGCATTTCTGATAAGAAGAACTGACCGTAGAATAGAAGATTTATTATATAATCTGATACCTGATGGGGAAATACCTGCAAGAGAAGCAATGAAATCTTTGCTGGAAGCATTGGCTGCAAAAAACCCTAGCCAATTGGGCATTCAAACAGGAAAAACCAAGAGAGAAGTAAGAATATCTTCAAAAGTAACGGTTCCAGCTGAACGTGATTTTGTATTTATTCATCTTTTCATTCCTACTGAAATTAATATGATGGGTTTAAAAGGGGATTTTATGGTTCCTTACTTAACTTTTAATGTATTTAATATGAGCAGTACTGGTTCCAGAAGTGAAGGTTTATTAAAGTTAGATGGGTTAAGATCTATTGATTCATATTCAAGGAAAAGAAATGCAAGATTTGAGGGTATCATTGATACATCCTTATTAGTAGATAACTATCTATATTATAGATCTGGTCTAATAAAAAGTGGAGTTGCTGGAGCAAAGACAGAAACATCATTTAGTGAAAGTCCTGAATTCGATGCAGATGCAAAAGTATCGTCGGCACCTCGTTCTGGCTGGGTACGTACATCTTCATTGGGGAGTGATAATGATAGCGTGAAAAGTATAGAATTAAGAACTTTATCTGATTCTGTCCAGGCTGCAGAGGAAAAGAAATAGCGATTATAACCTAATATTATCTAAACATAAGTCATAATCGCCATTCTAACGTATCTTATAATTATCCTTAATACGCTTAAAGATAATCTTAATGTATATTAACTAAATTCTTTTATCATCATAGGCATCGATGCATGCATTTTATCTAATGCTTCTTGATCTTCCCCAATAGCAGTATCTGTATTAATAATATTAGATGTAATAGAAGTAGCAATGCTTAAAGCCACTACTAATACTTTTGTAGGATCGATAACCCCGCACTCTAATAAGTTTTCTACTTTGCCAGTTCTTCCATTAAATCCCATTCCAAATTCATTGGAATTAATAATCTCTGAAACAATAGTTTCTTCTTCGTCCAATGCGCAGTTTCTAATTATCTGTCGCAAAGGTTCTTGCAACGCTTCTTTGAAAATTATCGATGCCGCCTGTAGACTTTCGTCTTTAAAGTCCATACCATCAAGAACTTTACATGCATGAATAAAGGTTGTACCACCACCTGGGCAAACACCACCTTCTAAAGCTGCTTTAGTCGCACAAACCGCATCTTCTACACGATCTTTTCTTTCTATTACTTCTACAGCGGTCGTACCTCCTACGTGAATAACAGCAATCCCATTTGTTAAACGTGCCATTCGTTTCTTTAAGAATTCTTTTTCATTATCATCCATGCATTTATCATGATGACTTTGAATAGATTGAAAATGGTCTGTTTCCTTAATAGGACATACCTGAGGAGTAACCTTGAAGATAGTTTCATCAGCCGTAATAGTTATAAATTCTGCGCTACCAAGATCTTTAATCTTCATCCCTTTAGCATATTTTTCTTTGTGCGCATCAATAGGAACTGCCCCAGTTAAGAATGCAAGGTCTTCAATTATTCCTGCATGTTCTGATGCGATTCCTGGTGTTTGCACAATACATGCTTTTAACCCATTTTTTTGGATTGCTTTAATAAGAGCACGTTGACATTCATCATCGGTGAAACTATTTGCCATAATTAATAAAGGTGTTTGGTTTTCAATAATATTTTTTAAAATATGATAAATATGATGAAAAGGAGGCAGATTGCCATTACATAATAAGACAGATGCATTTTTCAATTCACATCTTCTTTTCTTAATGTCAGTAATAAATGCTGGTGTCATATACCCAGTGGATAATGACATCCCTTCTTTTATTTCCAAGCTTGAATAATAATCCTTACTATCACTAATAGTTATAACGCCTTCTTTTCCTACTTTGTCGACTGCTTCAGCAATTAGTCTGCCTATTTCTTTGTCAGCGTTACTTGCAATTAAGGCAATTTTTTTAATATCTTCTTCACCATCAATATCTTTGGAAACCTTATTAATTTCATCAATAACAATGTCACAAATTTGTGTAAGGGCAGATTCCATCGATAGAGTAGTTCGGAATTTATTATTTTTAATATAGTCTAATCCTTTATGAATAAGAGCTTGGGCCAGAATAGTCGCGGTAGTTGTTCCATCTCCTGCTAATTTTAAAGTCATTTCAGCAACATCTCTTACAAGGGATGCCCCCATATCTTGAAAAGTGCTAGTTAACTTAACTGAACGCGCAACTGTCACACCATCTTTGGTAATACGACATGGCTGCATATTATTATTTCGATACACAACGTGTTTACCCGACGGCCCAAGTGTACACTTTACTGCATTAGCAATAATATCAACACCTTCAATAAGTCCTTTACGGGCTTCTTCTTTAAATAATACTTTTTTCATTTGGAACCTTTTTGATTTTTTTTGTATAATATAATACAAATTGACTTTATTAAAAGTATATTATATCACTTAATTAAGTTATGAAAATTAAATATGAATATAATTAAGAAAAATGAAAAAAATGATTTTATGAATCTTTCAGATTTTCATAAAGTTACGGGTTTTTCTTTAACTGATAAATACAATGTTTATGTTTTCAAATGTCCTGATGACAAGATGTTTTCTTTTAAAACAGGCAATACAGAAGAATATAAAGATTTCCAGAATAAATTTATAGAAATCCAAAAACATATTGAAGTATTTGGGAATAATAAAGGAAAATTGTATATAGAAAATTGGTTAGCTGGGGTTCTGCAAAGATTTGAAGTATGGGATGAAAACGGTACGCCTACCATGACTTTTTTTCAACGTAAAGGGAAAGGGGAAAACTTTGTGGAAATACATGAAATGAATCTTCATATTCATCCCCCTTTTTCACAAAAAGTTATGCATATTTTCCAATAAAATAAGAGAAAGTAACTCAAGTCTGGTAGAGACTCTGATACAATAGAGTGGTTGTGGGTTCAAATCCCACCTTTCTCACTTTAATAAAAGGAAAGAAGATGAGTATTTTTCATGATTTAATTAAATGTTTATTTAAAGGTAGAATTTATTGCCCTACTTTAGAATTATTGTATAAAAATGAGAAATATAGAAAAGATAAAGAAAACCTTTTAATTCCTAATAAAAAGATAGTAAGCAAGATGCCAAAAAAATTCCATTTCTCTTCTTCTTCAGAAAAACATATTGAAAAATTACATCCTGATCTTCAAAAGGTCATTAGAAAAGTATTGAATCTTGGCGTAGTAGATTTTGCAATAATTGAAAGTACACGTGGTGAAGTACTTCAGAACAAATATTTTTCGGAAGGGAAAAGTACCCTTAAATGGCCGAAAAGCAAGCACAATAAGACCCCATCTGAAGCTTTCCATTTTTCCTTAATTATCCAGGGGAAATATAATGATACTGATGATGGGGCGTACTATATGGCTATAGGGTTATTTATAGCGATTGGCTTAACTCTTGGAATAAAATTAAGGTCCGGAGGAGATTGGAATGGGGATTTTGGAACAAAAGATCAAAAATTAAATGACTTAATGCATATTGAACTCGTGAAAAAAGATTAGAATGAGCTGGGAAAATATAGTTAAAAGTATTGCACCTGTTTTAGGAACTGCCTTAGGTGGTCCTTTAGGAGGCATAGCAACTAAATTTATAACAGACGCTTTAGGTATTGATAGTATAACGATGAACTCGGAAGCTACCCGCAAGAAGATTACTTCTGGTCTTACTAACAATCTTGAGAATCTTCAGAAGATAAAAGATGCTGAATTGAATTTCAAGAAAGAGATGAAGAAACTTGATATTCAAGAAGAACAATTAAGATATCAAGATGTTAAAAATGCTCGTGAAAATGAAATAAAAAGGAATGATAGCACACAGACTTGGTTAACCTTTATTATAACAGGCGGATTTTTTAGCTTATTAAGTTTACTATTATTTGTAGATATAGATAATGATGTTAAAAATATTCTTAATATTATGGTAGGTAGTTTAGGGACTGCCTGGGTAGGTATTGTTAATTATTATTATGGTTCTTCTGTTCTTGATTCACGATCAAATACAGATATTTAGGGCGAAGTAAGTCAAAATACTAAGCCATAGTTTATTTTCTTATAAAATCCAGGTTCCTTTTTCTTTATCAACATAAAAGGAGCCTATATGATTATCGGGTCTTGTGGGATTGAGAGCAAAATATAACCTCCCATGCCAGCGTCCATAGGGAAGCCATGTAGGAATTAAACTATAACTATTGGACAATAGTTGATTATTAAGAAGTTTATATTTATTCATCGTTTGAAACCCCTTTATCTGAAGTGTTTAAACGTTTTCTGTTGTCTAACCATTGAACAACATCTTTCCAGCGATACCGAATGGCACGACCGCTTATACGAATATATGGTGGGGTATCTCCACTGATCCGTCTGGCTTCCCAAAACCTTTGACTAAGATCGGTTAATTTTTGAAGATGCGTAGTAGATACTAATTGATCAGGATGTGGCCATTCTTTGTTTGGGGTTATTGTTTTACTTGTCATGTAAAGATTCCTTTCTATACTTTATGTTT